GATCCTGCGCGACATTGAGGGGCAGCCATATCACTACGATATTTTTGTGTCTCCGTCCCAACGCAACCAAGTACTAGAGGAGGTGGCCTTGGAGTTTGACAAGATGACCAACTTCGGGGACACGGCGGCATCCTTTGCCTGTTACGTAAGGGGTTTAAAGAAATGATTAACAGCTATACACATAGTGGAGTTCTAAAGCCCGATGTTGTAGATGCCAAAGGGTTTGGGTGGAAGGTAGAAACAATTACTAAGTTTGCAGCAAACGAACTAACGTTAGAAACAGGAACACATTTAACAAGGAGAGCAAAAGATATGTCCACAGACTACGAAGAGGCAAGCAAGATTGCAGAAAATGCAACCAAGATGTTCAAGAAAAGTTATAGCGACTTAATTGAAACAACCGCACAGCTACAAACATCAGCCAAGAAAGCATCAGGTGATATTCGTAAGTCAGCCGATGATTTAGCGCAGGGACTTCTTAAGGTTCAGAAGCAAGCAGACTTCAACAACCTGACGCGCTATGTTGAGCTACTTGAGAGGGCGGCGACAGCCATGACCACACTGGCTGAACTTGAGAAGGCGGGTAAGTTACAGAAGATAGCAGGGGCTTTGAAGTGAACGGGTTCGTAAAACAACAATTATCAATCGGCGGGAAACAGCCAGTACATCAACCAAAGGAGTGTGGTAAATGCAACGAAATGAAAGTACCGGAGGGCGGGATCCAGATGAATCCAGACAAATGGTATTGCGCAAAGTGTTGGGCAGTCAAATCATCAACTCGACACCTGAAACAGAGGCAATGATGCTAAAGAAGATGCAAGCTAGGTTAGCCTGGAATGCTAAGTACATAGATATGTTGGAAGATTTAGTCTGCCACTATCAACGAGAAGTAAACTTTTGGAAAGGTCGAGAATGAAACCAGAATTAACAGAGGTACGCAAAGTCTTTGAAGCTTTCATGGCTACAAAGTCCAAGCAAGTAAGCGAATTGTGGGACGGCAAGCGGTACTCCAATGCGAACATTCAAACTAAATGGCATTACTTCCAACTGGGTTGGTCGCTGAGAGGAATCAAATGAAAGTCCTAAACATGGAGCTTCTCCGCATAGACGGAGGAACTCAGTCCCGCTCGGCCATCAGCCAAGATCAGATCGACAACTACGCCGAGGCAATGGCGGCAGGGGATAAGTTTCCCGATGTCACAGTATTCTTTAACGGCTTGGAGTATTACTTGGCCGATGGTTTCCATCGTTACTTCGCCACCAAGAAGCTAGGCAAAGCCAGCATCTGTTGCAACGTTGTGACAGGCACACTTCGAGATGCCATCCTTTTCTCCAAGGGTGCAAACTTTGATAATGGATTGCCAAGAACCAATGCAGACAAGCGCAAGAACGTTAACGATATGCTTGATGACTTTGAGTGGCAGTTCTGGAACAACGCTGAGATCGCCAAGGCTTGCCGTGTATCTGCTGAGTTTGTTCGAAAGGTCAAGGCCGAGCGTGGTATACAGCCTGATACAGTCAAGTATAAGATGGGTAAGAAAACATTCGAGCGTAAAGCTACGAGTGAAGCCATCAACACCAAGGCCGAGCCGCTACCCGAGAAGGAGGAGGAGTTCAAGTACGACCCACAAGCTGAGTTGCTTGAGTCTTTAGCCGCAGAGAACGAGGAGCTGAAGGATAAGTTGGCCATCGCCGAGATGGGCGGCAGCTCTGACGGGAAAGACAAGGCTACGGAAACAATCAAGGAATTGAGAGAGAAGGTTCGTGTGCTTGAGGCGGAGTTGGATGCCATCAAGATTACCCGTAACTCATACCAGACCGAGAATGGTCAGCTCAAGAAGCAAGTCGCCATGCTTCAAAAGAAATTAAAGGCGGCAGGTTTGTAAGTAAAGCCCAAGTCGGCGGGCTAGTGTGCCGACAGTGGAGTTAAACATGGGACTAGAACTAAGGCCGTATCAGGCTAGTACGTTAGACGCCTTGCGTAAGGGCTTTGCTTCGGGGCTGAGAAGACAAATCCTTTACGCACCTACTGGCGCGGGCAAGACAGAGATGGCTATTGCTTTGCTTGAAGCCACCAAAAAGAAGGGCAACAAGGGAGCAATGATCGTGGACAGGATCATCCTGTGCGACCAGACAAGCCTACGCCTAGACAAGTACGACATAGATCATGGTGTGCTTCAGTCTGGGCATTGGAGGGACAGACCTTACGAGAATATCCAAGTCTGCTCTGCTCAAACGTTGGAGCGCAGGGGTGAGTTTCCTGGTTTGAACCTGATGATCGTAGACGAAGCGCATCAGACGCGGGAGGCCACAGTTGAATTTATTAAGAACAATCCTGATGTTCGGGTGATTGGGCTAACGGCTACGCCATTCACCAAAGGCTTGGGTCGTGTGTATGAGAATGTAATCTCCACAGTCACAACGAAGGAGCTGGTGGAGGCCAAGGTTCTTGTGCCATTGCGCGTGTTTATCTCCAAAGAGATGGACATGAGCGGTGCCAAGAAGGTGGCGGGCGAGTGGTCACAGAAGGAAGCTACCGACCGAGGCATGAAGATCACAGGGGATATCGTTGCTACTTGGGTCAAGAAGACCAATGAGATATTCGGCAAGCCAGTCAAGACTATTGTGTTCTGTTCGGGCGTGGCTCACGGGGCGCATCTATCTCAAGAGTTTGCCAAGGCGGGGTATAACTTTGTCAGCATCAGCTATCGGGATGACGACGAGTTCAAGAAGGATGTGATCGAGGACTTCAGCAGACCAGACACCGAGCTTCATGGCCTGATCGCCACAGACATCCTGACCAAGGGGTTTGACGTACCCGATGTAATGATCGGCGTTTCGGCTAGGCCATTCTCAAAGTCTCTGTCCTCCCACATTCAGCAGATGGGTAGGATCATGCGCGGGCATCCAACAAAGGAGTACGCGGTGTGGCTTGACCATTCGGGAAACTACATGAGGTTTCGCGAGGAGTGGGATGATGTATTTGAGAACGGCGTTCATGTATTGGATGATGGAAAAGAGAAGGCCAAGACAGAGCCGAGCGAGCGGGAGAAGTCTGAGTGTAAGTGTCCCAAGTGTGAGGCTTACTTCCCTCCGCGTCTGGACTCTTGCCTTAACTGCGGTCATGTGCGTGAGCGTAAGAACAAAGTCACCGAGGTAGAGGGTGAGTTGGTGGAGCTGGGTGCGAACATGGCTACGCGGGATATCAAGCAGGACTGGTGGTCAATGCTTCAGTGGTATGTAAATCATCAAGGTTGGTCTAAGGGTCGAGCTGCGAATGTGTACAAAGAAAAGTTCGGCGTGTGGCCGAGACAGTTGCACGATATGCCCAAGCCCCCAAACCAAGACATAGCCAAGTTCGTAGACGCTGGCATCAAGCGGTACATCAGACAGATCAGGAGACAGAGATGAGAGTTTTAGTAGCGTGTGAATACTCAGGCCGTGTGCGCGATGCGTTCATAGCCAAGGGGCATGAGGCAATGAGCTGTGACTTACTGCCAACAGAGGCGGTCGGCCCCCACTATCAAGGGGATGTGCGGGATGTACTCGACTACCCTTGGGACTTGATGATTGCCCATCCGCCATGCACCGATCTGTCTGTGTCTGGCGCGGCTTGGTTTGAGAAAAAGAAAATGAATGGCTCTCAGCAGATGAGTGCTTCGTTCTTCATGATGTTGGCTAAGTGTGACATCCCTCGGATCGCCATCGAGAATCCAATCTGCATCATGTCTAGGTTGTGGAGAAAGCCCGATCAGATCATTCAGCCTTGGATGTTCGGTCACATGGAGCAGAAGGCTACCTGTTTGTGGCTCAAGAATTTGCCTGTGCTTCACTCTACCAACGATGTGAAAGCTCAGATGATGGAGCTACCCAAGAACAAGCGGGAGCGGTTGCACTACCTACCCCCAAGCGATGACAGATGGAAGCTTCGTAGCATGACCTTTCAGGGTATAGCTGATGCGATGGCTGAACAATGGTGGACTGCATAATGGACTTAGTAAACTTTTGCAGAGCGCATGGAATCCTGATCGACTCTCCGCCGCCCATTGGGTATTGGCGTAGGTATCCAACGGATGACCATCCCAACAAGCGTAACGGCGCGGTTAAGTTTATGGGCGACCATGCTTTCGTGCAGAACCATGCGATGGATACTGAGGTGTCGGTGTGGCAACCAGATGCGCCAGTCAAGATTGACCATGCGCGGATAGCCCGTGAGCTACAACAGGTAGAGAACAGGAGAAGGGCAGACCAACAGGAGGCGGCTAACAAGGCGGCTTTCATTATGAAGTCATGCCAAATGGGTCGCCACGACTATCTCAAGCGCAAGGGATTCCCTGATGCCGAGGGTTATATCTGGGTGCATGAGGGTAAGCAGTTCCTGATTTTGCCTATGCGTGTGCAGGGTCATCTTGTGGGTTGTCAGATGATCGACCAAGAGGGTGGAAAGAAGTTTCTCTATGGTCAGAGAACCAGTAACGCGGAGATCAAGATCGACAGCGGCGGAGTGGATATCCTGTGCGAAGGCTACGCTACTGCCTTGTCCATTCAGGCTGTGCTTAAGAGGTTCAAGCGGCGTTACATCATTCATGTGTGCTTCAGCGCAGGGAACATGAAGAAGATCGCGGCGGGTATACAGACACCTGGAATTATCGTAGCCGACAACGATGCGAGTGGGACTGGGGAGCGCGTGGCTAAGGAGATCGGTTGGAGGTACTGGATGAGCGACCATGTGGGGGAGGATGCGAACGATGCCTATGTAAGGATGGGATCATTCGCCTTCGGTCAGAGCCTACTGAAAGTATTGTGAGACTTGGGGTCTAACCAAGTTCACATTGTCATCTAACTGGCTCATAAGTTTGAGGCTTTGGAGGATGTCGCTGCCTATGTCAAAGATCTGATCTCCCTCTCCAATAATATCGGAGGTGACATAGACAGTTCCATCTTCCATCTCATGCAAAAAGATCGCGAACAGGGCTTGCTTCTTCATTGATGCTCACGATCTTTGTTGAGTGTGCTTCGGGTGTGTCGTCTGAGGCTAGAACTAAACGCATTATCTCCTCTTTAGATTCTGCGTCTAGCTCTAACTCAAACTCGTAGGTTCTTTGTAACCTAACTCGATATTTCATAACCACAAACCAATGCCAAGGGCTATCAGTCCGAGGGCAATAAGCAGTAGGATGAACTCAAACAATCCCGACCCTGCGTGTGTGTCGCATCTCTCAATAGCCTGTGCGTACTCTACTGTATTTGGAAATGCTTCGTTCGTTGTGCGCGGGTAGCGGCGGGTTTGGTTATTGCTCACTTAACATCTCCTCGTACCAGTCGGCAATGCCGAACATCTTATTTAACACAACAGGTATGCGCTTGCGTATCTGCTTTGGGGTCAGTCCCTCCAAAGAATACTCGCAGTCCCACCCATCTTTGAATTTGCCGCAGAAACCTATGCCGCCTTCAAAATAGTAAGCCTCGATCTTGAAACCCATATCGACAAGCTTCTTATAAGCCTCGACTGGCGGCGACCAAGGGCTTTCAAAACCTACAGTAAAACTGCCATCATGGACTACTGCCTGATCGCCGTAACTGCCCGCGCCTAAGTCCCACTTCACTCCCCAGTTGGCGACCCTCCAATGCCACCAGTCGGGCATCTGCCCAGTAGCCGCATTGGTTTGTATTTCCATGGGCATGGGTATAAATTCTTGCAGAAACTCGTCTCTGTTCCATGCGTCAGCCGCTCGTTGGATCATGGCGGGATCAGAGTGTGAGATTGTCATGTCGTTGTTGCACCAATTAGGCATTTGTAATCTCCTTAAAACCAAAACCAGTTACATCTTCATGCTTCACTACATCGCGTAGGTATTCAAGCAATGCATCCCATGCTTGCTCCTCCGTTTCGCAGTTCTCAAAAACATCTTTGTAAGTTACCTGGAATTTCATTGCGCTTCTCCTTTTTTAGGCACATAGGTGCGGGCTTCTCTGTCGTATACCATGATTACTGCGATGGCGTGGTCGGTCATGCCATCGTTGCCTGTACCTAACTTCTCGTAGGCGGCGTAAGCTTCTTTATAGTTCTTGTATTCGCCGATAGTCTTATTGGTTTCTATGTGGACTATCTCGTGCGGGCAGTCCTCGTGATTCATAGCCAGTCGCCGTATTTCAGCATCGCCTTTTTGTAGTCGGCGTAGCTATCAAACGACCCAACTCTCATGCAGTAATTAAGGAATCGGTCTGACATAAAGTAGCCTTGTGCCAACTCGTCACCTGATTTGCCTAGGTCTTTGTATTCTTCGCCCGCGTATTTGTCTTTCAAAACAAACTTGAGGTCATCCCATTTCTTCTCAACATATCCGTCAGGCAGTAGATCTACGCCGCCTACTCTGCCGTAGCCGTCATAAGATCCCTCGATCTTCTTCCCGTTGGGGTAAAGAACGACTATCTCGTTGAGGCGGGGTAGTCCTTTGCAGTCAGCCACGACTGGCAAGTTTGTTTTGGCACAAGTCTTAGAAAAAAAGCCCATGATTATTCTCCTGTGGTTAGTTCGGGTTGCAAAACATCTATCGTTTCTTGCTCATATCGCAGCTCCTGATCGTCACAATCTGATGTGAATAGATCATGTGCCGTTTGAATAGCCTCCTCCTGTGAGTCAGCCTGTACGCGAATTGATTTAACAATGATCGCTCTAATGATTACTTCGTAGGGCTTCATTCTTCCTCCCATTCTGGGTTAGGGAATTCATCGCAGACAATGCTCTCAATCATTGACCAATTGATGCCAACATTGCAGTCACGCCGCCGACCTACCATCTCCAAGACTTCGCGGGCTTGCTCGTCGGTTAGCCACTCATGCTCCCTTTGAATGTCTGATATGTGCCATGCGTCAACCAACCAGTCGGGGCTAGTCAGCATCTTGATGTCATGCTCGGTCGGCATTGGATGACCTTCGGGCAAGTCAAATTCAATCGTTACTCTCATTCTTCTTCTCCTGTTTCGTATGCTTCAAATTCGTAACAGCCAATAGCCTCTGCCTCGCCTTTTAGTTCTTTCAATGGTGCATGGCGTAGGTAAAAGCCAACCAAACAATCAACATCAATCTCCTGTAATAAATAGGTCAGGAAAAAATCCAGGCGTGCGTTGTCGTGCATTGGTTTGTCTTCGGGAATGTCAAATAACTGCCGCAGTTTCTTGTTTCCCTTCTCCCCCCAGTCCCAATCGGGAATGGTGAATGTGCGGGTAACTTCCTTGTCTCCCTGTATAAATTGGTACTGGCTCATTTCATCGTCTCCTGTATGTATTGGTTTGCCTCTGCCTTGGTATCAAAGCAAAGATAATCGCCGTTCTTGTCGATCCATTCACCCGCGTAGTTCTTGCCATAGATCCCCCAAGTTCCATCACCTATGGATTCAGGCTCCCAACAAGCCTTATCCTTTGGATAAAGTTCGTGGACAATCTTTCTGCATACTCGCGCGTCTACGCCAGTCAAGCGTTCAAGTTCTGCGGGGTGGTTGTCCTCCAGTAGGTCGGCAATCTTTGCTTTGAGTTCTGCGGGATCGTTCTTTGTGCCGCAGACTAGGCAAGTCTTATCCTCATGCGGTGATTCGCATTCGCATGGCTCGCACCAATGCCAATTGGTTGCAGTCAATGTGCCGCTCAGTACTGCATCAAAAACAGCAGACTGCCCTTGTGCTTCGTATATCTCAACGGCTTTTTCGTAGTTGGTTTGCATGGCTCAAACTCCGTTATCCATGAAATAAATTTCAGGGTCTTGCTCGCGTAGGTTTTCCAAGTCAACGATGTGTTGCTGAATTTCCAAGAACAAAGATTCGGGAAGCGATTTGCACATCACTTCTACTTCGCCGTCACTCCATGAAACCCTGAGTTCCCACTTGATAACCTTGGGAGACGGCTCGGGCGTGCCTGTTGCCGCCCTGAGATAGGCTCGGACTAATGCCATATCATCGGCGGATACAGTCCACGATGAGGCGTTTCCGCCATCCAAACAAAGCCCGCCAGTCGGGTCTTCTAATAATGTGCTGACGTAGTAGCGGCTGACAAACTGCCCAAACTCTGTGTGTGGGTAGCGGCGATCATAGAATTCCACAATCGGTTTGTCTTCGTCGTGCGTCAGACAAAACTCGCGGCCATACTTATCACCCTTGTTCAAGATGCGAACATTAAATCTTTCAAGTTGTAGCATTTCATTTTCTCCTGTGTGGTTGGTGTGTTGCTTATATAGCAGGTACATTTTTACTTGTCAACAGTTTTTTTATTTGCCTGTGCTTAGGCTAGTCTCGCCTCCGATCTGCCCTGTTCAAAGAGCCGCAGAATTAAGGTTTTAAATTCCTGGTTTTGTTGCACTTCTTCGACAAGCCACGATCTGATTTTGTGGGCTTGTGCGTTGCTCTTGGTTTTTTCGTAGCGGTAGCCCGCCTTTATGTAATCGTTTTCAGTCTTCATGTTGCGCCCAATGTAGTTCGCTACGGATGTAATTTCTAAAGCTTTCCTCTACGCGGTCGTCATCAAAGAACATTCCCGCGAGGTCGCCAGTCGCTACGCCTAGCCGCTCCTGTATCAGTAGACAAGCCGCGTCTAATGCTTCGCGGGCTAAGTCTTTTATTCCGTCTTCGGTGTATTGCTCCCAAATTTTCATTGCATACCCGCCGTGTAGAGTTTCAAAGCCTCGCCCATTGGCAAAAGGTTTAGGATTTCGTCAGCCTCTAATTTCTCTCTCACCTGTGGATGATTGATCGCCGCTTTTAATTTCGCCGCGTCAAAACTTTGGGTTTCAAAAACTTTATTTTCGCGTGTGAATAGAATGCGCGTTTTCATTGCGCGTTTCAAATCTTTTTCATGTAATGCGAGCGTTACGAATTCGTCGATGAGACTGTCTGGCGTGGTTTCAAGGGTCAATTTTGTGTCGCCGTATTGGACAATCTGCGGCGGGATTTTGTCCGTGTACTGCTTGATCTCCTCGTACAGTTGCCAAGGTCTGATTGTGGTCATTCCGCCGCGCCCGTCATTGTCTGCCGTGCCGCGTTTCTTTCCGTCAATGTAGATATTCGCCTGAAAACAATGCGTTTCTTGGGACGCGAAGTCAGAATATTTGAGGGCTTTTAATTCGATTTTCATGGTGTGCTTTTCCTTATGCGGTAGTCGTTGGGGTTAAAGTCTGAAAGCTCGCCGTTATCCGTGGCGTGGCGGAGTGCTTCGAGAAAATCCGCCAGTTCTGCGGCGGCCTCTGCGTAGGTTGGGAAAATGTGCGGCTCGCCGTCATTTGTCCACACGTTCTCCCAGTCGTTTAAAAGGCGGGTTTGCACTTCGTAAGTCATGCGGTCATTTCCCAAGCGGTGATTTCTCTAAACTCTTTCAGCGTCATATTTTTGGCGTGGTAGTCGTCTCCCGCTCTCTTAAAGCATGAGTAAACGGGATACCCCTCGCCGTTGTCGCGGAGTGCCTCGCCTACCAAAAAAGCGCGGCGGGTTTGCGCTCGCGGCGGTAGCACTTCGAGCATTTCCCAATACATTTTTTCCGTGGTGGGAATCCATGCCTCGGGGTTGGCTTCCATTGCATCCCAAAGGTTTTGCCATTCAAGTTTCTGCATTTTCTTTTCTCCTTTAAAGTGTGGCGCGGCTCGCCAGTTGGTCGCTGATAATTCCTGAGCGGCTCAGGTAATCTACAAAATCCACAAAAGCGCATCGGGTATCGGTGCAATAATCGCGGCGGCTTTTATCCTCGCGTGTCCAGTCGCGGGCGGGATATTTTTTGCGGTTGGCGGTTGGGTGCGCCTCCCAAAATGCGGCGCGGATTTGTTTTTGATTGGTCATTCGTCTTCTCCTTCGGTTTCTTCTTCGTCTTCGATAAATTCGTTGGCGTGCATCATGTCGCGCACTTCGTCTTCGCTCATGTATTTAACGCAAGCCATAATTACGTTGTCGCGGTCTAGGATTCCCTCCTCAACCATTTCTAAAAGTTTGCTTGTGTATTCGCGGCTCATGGTTTTACTCCTTTGTTGCTTTTTCAATTGCGGCTCTAATTTCTTTCACGGCGCGAGCTAATGCGCCGCTTTTGTATACGCCGCTTTTGGCGTGGTCTTCGGCGTGGTCTTCCACGAATGGAAGGGCGGTGCATAGTGCCTCCAATAGGTCGGGGGCGGCGGCGATAAGGCGGGCGTTAGCCTCTCCCATCGGTGAGGGGTTGCAAATTGTTTCCCCGTCATCTGTGACAATGGCGCGGTAGCCTATCGCGTAGCCGTCTACATTGTCGAAAATTTTCCATGTGGTGGGCGTGTTCATTGTTTACCTTTCAGAGCGCGAGCGGCTCGGTTTGTTGCATGATGGAATAACCCAAAGCCTCGATCTTCTTAAGAGTTGCAAGGGTTAGCGTTTTAGTTCCCGCGATACTGGCGAAAACTTTCGCGGTAATGCAGACTGGGTAGACAGTTTTGATGCCGTACACCTCGCGGATAGTGACAGTTATTTGCATGGTTTAACCTTTCGTGAGTTGTTTAATGACGGCGGCTTTTAATTCGTAGGTGTCAGCCATGAATTCAAGCCCGAGGATTTCCTGAGCGCGGAGCGCGGCGGTCTGCGGCTCATCACCAATTACCCGCATGAAATAGCGGGAAAGATTCACCCAAGCGGTGACTGTGTGAAGGGATTTGGGAAGGGTTTTCATTGGGCGGCCTTTAAAGGTTGGTCACTTGAATTTCATATTCTTTTTGAGAGATCGCGCCGCTCATTAGTTTTCTATCAAGCACATTCATTCTTCGCTCAATAAAAGCTTCGCGTTTTTCTTCTTCAATGTGCGAGTCGATCAATTTGTAAATGTTGTCCAGTTCTGCGGCGGATAAGCCAAGCTCATAACCAACGCGGTTACTGCTTTCGCTATGCTCCAAAGCGGCGCGGGCAATTTTGAGGGCGGTCAATAGGTTGGTGCGGTGCATGGTTTAGCCTTTTAAATGTAATTAACTGTCAGGGTCGCGCAATCAGCCAGTAAGCCGCAGACTTCGCATTGGTCAAAATCTGTGTCATTGGGTGCAACATCAAAAACTTTATTCATTTTTGTTTTGAGGTGATAGTGATTCGGGAGGCTTTGCTCCCATTCCCAAAGCATCGCGCCCTCGTCGTCGGTCAAGCCTGATTCGTCGTCGTTGATAAGCGCAGAGACAAAGTGTTGGGCAATTTTGTAGGTGTAGGTTTTCATGGTGTTTTCTCCTTTTAAAAGTTGTAAGGCTTCGCGCCGATAATCGCGGCGGCTTTGCGGCATTCGGCTTTGGTGTTGTAGAAGTACTGAGCGGTTATTGAGTTGCCGCACAATGAAGCGCAAGAGTGAATGACTAATTCAAATTTGAAGCCAGTTGCTTTGCGAGCGGTGAATACTGAAGCGAACATTGGGTGATCTCCTAAAGGTCTTACTGGTTGAACATGGAAGCGGAGATTATCACACTTTTAAGCGATATTCTACAATTTATTGCAATATTTATTATCGGAAACCCTAATAAAAGCACTGATCGTTTAACCAGTACTGTATGAAAAACCAGGTTTTTGGTGGTTTAAAATTTTGAAGGTCGCGGGCTTTAAAGGCGAAGCCTTGCAGTTTTCTTTCCTGTTACCCTACAATGCAAGCATGAAGCTATCAAGATCACAGATAAAGCAAGGGTTAGAGCAAATCCCAATGAATACCATATTGGGCGTTTCCTCTAAGGGCTTGACCGCGAAGCAAAAACAATTCTGTAAAGAGGTCGCTATGGGACAGACAGGCTCGGAAGCTTACCGCCGTTCGTATGGAAGCAAAGCAAAGCCGACTACAGTCGCAAACAAAGCCAGCAAGCTAAAAGCTCAAGACAACATCAAGTCGACAATTTCGGCTTATGAGGCCGCAATAGCCGCCCAAGCATATCAAACCCCAGCGGGCTTGAGGGCTCTTGTCATTCATACATTGGTGAATGTCATCACCAACAACGAAACAAAAGACGCCGTCAAAGTAGCGGCGGCAAAGACTTTGGGGACTGTGACGGAAGTGGCGGCTTTTACTGAACGCAAAGAAACCCGCGTGATTACCTCTAGCGAAGACACCAAAGCCAAACTGCTGGCAAAACTTCGCGACATGATGAAGGCTAACGCCGTTGACGCGGAAGTCATAGAGACCGACTCGCTGATGGCGGAGCTTTCCCTTGAAAAATCGGCGGATGGCGAGACCCACCCACCTGGCACCCCCTCGGATGCCGAGCAGGAGTCCCATTCCCTATTGCATAGTACTCCACACAAAGCATCCCAAGAATTTGCCAGTGCCTCAGATAAAAATATTTGGGATGCCGACCCCACCCCCTTTGTACAGGAAGACCCCCCGTCAGGAGTTGAAAAATGAAATACGGGGGGGTATATATAAATCGGAAAATGAT